ATGCCATTGTTAGCAACTTTGGCAAGAGCGTATTTTGTCTTCATAAGCTGACGAATGTCATTGTAAGTGTCTGGAAGAACACCAACCTGAGTAAACATTGTCATGTCAGCATGGAGCGGGGCAAAAGGATGCTTGAACTCTGCTCTAGGGTTGCTTTCAGCAGTGAAGGTCATAGTGTAGTCGATAGGACTAGCATACTGAACATCTTCAGCAGCTGAATAGTACATCGTCACGAAGATGGGCGAAGCTGTCCCATTAGGGGCAGAGAAAGAGACACACTGAAGGAATATCGCCCAAACTTCTTCCTCATTATTGCGATCCTCCGAATAACTCTTAAGCATTTGAGGTACAAACACTTCGTGATCAGTAGGACCAATCACGTCCACTATTTGATGGTGGCAAAACTGAAAAGCAGTGGCACCATTAAGGTTAGTGTAAGGAGCAATGTAAATCACAAAGCGCGCAGAATGTTGGGTGGAGCAAGAAAAGTAAAACTTAAACTTGTTCCCTCCACTCCGGTACTTAAACATAGAAGACAACATAAAGTCGAAAGTTCCATATGTTTGATTACCGAGGTAACCGAAAAATGTAGGGTTACCTGTAGAAACTATTGACGCATTCGTGAGAATCATAGGTGTTCCAGCTATAACAGCTAGACTAGTCTCGTCTCCTCGACCAAACATATCTCCAGAGGCAGTCTCAGTGCCTTGATCAACACCAAAAGTAATCGCGTTATCTACTCCTGTAGCATGAAAATCATCAGCCCAGAAAGAGATTCGAGGTCTTCCTGATAGGGAAGTGTTGCTTGGTTTGTCGAGACAAACAACATTACCCAAAGCAGCAACTACAGCTCTAGTGGTAACATAAGCAACAGCGGCTTTTGCAGTTGAGATTAGGCTAGAGGCAGTATCTTGTGCGGCCTTTCGCATGGACTCTACTCTGGACTCAGGAACTAACATATATTCCTGCTCTGCCATCGTAGCAAACGTTGGCACAGGACAAGGTCCGTAGAGTTCAGGGTTAGTAAACTTAGCGTACACCTGGTAAGTCAAGTCAGTGGCGACACCATTAGTTGTCTTAAGTTGGGTTAGCAAACGAACTGTAAACTTCCCAATCTCATCATCAAAGAAACTTTGAGTATTGAGAACCAGATTGGGATTAACAAAAGGGAAACTCAAGACAATGGTTTGATTAGCCTCATGTCTAATCAGAACGTGATCGCGACCAGAGCGTATAGTAGTACTTTGATCATTCAAAGTAACGCCACAGTGATAGGGATACCAGTCAGCTGTGGCCATACCATAACAAGTTTTGGTCGCACCACAAACAAGACGTACCTCAACACCCGCCCGAAAGTATCGATAAGCTTGGAAAATAGCTAAAAGATTAGGATCAGCGCTAAGAATTGCACGCGGGAAATTTATTGCGGCCACGTTAAGCTCAACAGCGTGGGAAGTAGATACGTCAAAGGTGTCGACCAAATACTCTCTACCCATGATCTCAGCAAGTTGAGCTTTCTGTGTAGGCATTGGGTAGAGAAAACTTCTCACATCAATACCTGTTTCAGCCCCGATGTTGACTTCGGAGCCTAAGACTGATGTTTGGTGAACAGCTTCATCAGCAACACCGAGATCAGGATCAGTTACCTTAGTTTCCTTAGACTCAGGCACAAAGATAATCTTTTGAGGAAAAACTGCAGAAGCAGACTCGTTCGACTCACAAACGAATTTTGATTGGGTTGTAGCAACAGGAAAGTTAACTTCAGAACAAGACTCCACTTGCAGGACCACAGGGGTTTCACGGAACTGGGATTTTGTCCAACCTGAACTATCAGGGAAGGTGTGGAAAGCAACTTTCCGCACCTCGGAATACTTGCCATCATAATAATACCAATAAGAGAAGGCTCTCTTTACTATGACATCATATAATTGAGGCATTCGAAGCTTCACCGCTTCGAGGTAACGAGTTCTAAGTTCGTTAAACTTTGTTTCTCCCAAATGAGAGGCTTCTAGGAAATAGGAAGCTGAGGTGCTAATAAGGACCTCTTCCATCTCTGAACCTTCATAATAATATGACATTTGTTCAATGGTGGAAATTTCCAAAGGAGCCATCACTTGATTGTGGTGGACCTCAAAAGCCCTAGCTAGATACCGAACGTCGTTAATAGTATCCACGCCAGAAAATTCTTTCTTGGACCAGTGGGTGTATTTCATATCAAACCTCTCTTTAAAGGCTTGAGCCATGCGAGCT